TCCCGCGGTCTGGCAACTGATCCTGAAATTCACCGGCGAACTGATGCGCCGCGGCTTCAAGCGCCATTCGATGGACGCCGTGCTGCATCGGGTGCGCTGGGAGACCGATACCCCGGCCAGCCGCGACAGCGAGGGCTACAAGCTCACCAACACGTTCACCGCCTACTACGCCCGCAAATTCGCCACCGCCTATCCGCAATTCGAGGGGTTCTTTCAGTTGCGCGCCTCGGCCGCCGATGCGTGCCCACCGCCGTTCGACATCGCCCAGATCCATGCCGAGCGGCTGGCCGCGATGCACCGCCGCGACGCCGAGCGCGCCAGCAAACCCGCACCACCACCGCCGGGTGGCCGGCGATGAACGATCACATCGCCAGCGACACCGGCTGGGTGGCGATCGACGGGACGCCGGCCGACGGCCCGCACACCTGGCACTTCGATCCGGCGCATCTCACCGCGCTGATCGATCTCCTGATCCCGACCATCGATGGGCGCGCCAAGCGATTGCTGGCGGCGTATTACCAGCCGGCGAAGAACGAGCGCGCGCGCTACCGCCGGGTGGCCGCGGCGGCCGATAGCCTCGGGCTCCCGCGGCGTCGCGTCAGCCTGATCCGCCGCCGCGCCGAACAGCGGCTGATCAGCCAAATCCTTGAAGCCTACTACCTCGCGCGCGACTACGGCGCGCAGCCGCATGAGTGAGGCGATCACCAATTGGGCCGAGGCGATCGCGGCCTCGCCCAACCCGTTTCTCACGGCGATGACACGCTACAAGCGGGCACCGATCGGCTTTGTTCGCGAAGTGCTCGGCGCCGAGCCCGACCCGTGGCAGATGGAAGCTTTGCGCGCGCTGGCGCGCGGCCACACCCGCATCGCGATCCGCTCGGGCCACGGTGTGGGCAAGTCGTGTTTCGCCGCCTGGGCGATGTGCTGGTTTGCCAACACGCGATTCCCGTTCAAAATCGGCGTGACCGCACCCTCAAGCCCACAATTATTCGATGCGCTGTGGCCCGAGTTGCGCACGTGGTTCTATCGCCTGCCGGAAAGCTGGCGCGAGCTATGGGACATCACCTCGGACCGCATCGCGCTCAAATCCCGCCCCGATGAGGCGTTCATCACCGCGCGCACGGCACGCGCCGACAAACCCGAAGCGCTGCAAGGACTGCACAGCGACAACATTATGCTGGTCGCCGATGAAGCCTCCGCGGTCGATGAGGCGGTGTTTGAGGCGGCCGGCGGTTCGATGTCATCGCCCGGTGCGATCACCATCTTGCTCGGCAATCCGACGCGCGCCACCGGATTTTTCTGGCGCTGCCATCTCTTGGAACGCGATCGCTGGCACCCCATGCGGGTGGCCTCGACCGACAGCCCGCGCGTCGATCCAAAATTCTGCGCCGAGATCGCCGAGCGCTACGGGCTCGAAAGCAACGCCTATCGGGTGCGCGTCCTCGGTGAATTTCCGCTCGCCGATTCCGATACGCTGATCGGCGCCGCTTTGGTCGATGACGCGATGCGCCGCGATGTCGATCTCGACCCAGGCGCCCCGGAGATCTGGGGCGTCGATGTCGCGCGCTTCGGCACCGATGCCTCAACCCTCGTTAAGCGCCGCGGCTTTGTCGTGCCCGAGATGCCCAGGCGTTGGCGGCAGATCGATCTGATGATGCTGACGGGTGCCATCAAAGCCGAATACGACGCCGCCAAAAACGCCAAGCCCGCCTTGATCGTGGTCGATGTGATCGGGCTCGGCGCCGGCGTGGTCGATCGGTTGAGCGAGCAAAAGATCCCTGTCCTTGGGGTCAACGTGTCGGAAAACCCCTCGACCACCGGACGCTTCGCCCGGCTGCGCGATGAGTTGTGGTTTCGCGCGCGCGAATGGTTGGAAAGCCGCCATTGCCGGCTGCCCTATGACCAGCAGTTTCGCGATGACCTCACCGCACCGCGCTACGCGTTCCTGTCGGACGGACGGCTACAGGTGGAAAGCAAGAACGCCATGCGCTCGCGCGGCCTGCCATCGCCTGATGTCGCCGACGGATTTTGTCTCACGTTCGCCGGAGCCGGCCTCGCGATCGCCGGCGGCATGACCTCGGGACTGCACGATGCGCTGCCGGTGCGCGGCGCCATCGCTGGGATGGAATGAAACGGCTCTGGCGCTGGCTCACGCGACGCTGGCGCCGCTATGTGCGAGGGGAGGACGAATGAGCGCAGCGCTGTGGCTTGTCGTCGGGCTCGCGATGACACTCGCGACCGCCGCCTTCACGCTCTGGCCGGTCACTGCGCTATGAAGGAGAAATTTGACTGGACCGAGGCGCGCATGGCGAAGCTCGGGCTATTATGGGACGAAGGGCTCACCACCAGCGAGATCGGCCACCGCCTCGGCACCTCGGGATCCTCGGTGATCGGCAAGGCGCATCGCATGCGCCTCAAACCGCGGCCGTCGCCGATCCGCGGCATCGTCAAAGAGCGCGCGCCGCTCAAGCGGCACCGCAAGGTGTCGCTGGCGCCGTTGCCGTCGTTGGTCGGCGAGCTCAACCATTCCGAGAAAGAAATAAAACCTCGAGCGCGCCGCCAATCAGCGCCACCGCCGGCGCCACTCGCGCCGCCACCGGCGGCGGTGAACGGACGGCAATGCTGTTGGCCGATCGGCGAGCCGGGGGAGCCTGGGTTTCACTTCTGCGGTGCCGCCCCGCAAGAGCGCAGCCCCTATTGCGCGGCGCATCACGGCCTCGCCTATGTCCGCTATCGTGACCGCCGCGAGCAAGCCGCCGAGGCGCGCAGGCTCGACAGCGGCGCCGCCGCCGATTAAGCCGGAGTGACCAGCGACTATCATCCCCAACCTCCGGCCGTCGCGGTTCCCCAACCCTCCGCGGCGGCCTTTTTTTTGGGAGACTGTGAATGGATCAAGAGGCGCTGGTCGAACTGGTGAAAACGCTGGGATATGAAGCGTTGCTGCGCATCGACAGCGATCTGGCGCAGAAGGATTTGTCGGCCAGCAAGCGTGCGTGGCTGCTGGTGCAGAAGGACACCATCACGCTGCTGCTCGATCGCCTGCGGAACCCGGCCGATTTCACGTGAAACCCATAAAACTCTGTGGTTGTGCCCGCGCGCGAGCGAATGACAGTCTGGTGACTTTCGCGCGCGGGGGAACACGTGAGCGGCACGCTGCCCGGCCTAGTCACATCCTTGCCGCCGATGATGCGCGCCGCGGCGCCGCCGATCGCGCCGGGCGGCGCGCCGGCGGGCTTGCTCGCGCCGTTCGCTGATCGCCTGGGCGGCGCCGGCGGCGCGCCGCCCTTGCCGCCGATCCCCGGCCTGCTGCCCGCCGGCATGCGACCGACCGGCCTGCAATTGGGCAGCGAACAGGTGCTGGCCTTCCTGCTGCCGGCGTTGCTCGACACCACGCCACCCGATTCCGACAAGGCGCTGCCGCCCGAGTTGCGCCGCTATGCCGCGGGGCTTGTGCCGACGCCGCGGCCGACCGGAGCGCCGTGGCAGCAAGAGATCATCTACGACCGCTTGCAGCGCAGCGATGCCGAGATCGCCGAGGTGGCGCGCTACTATTTCCGCATCGCGCAGAATTACGACCTCTATCTGTCGCGCCAGCGCATCGAAGCCTCGCAGTATTACGCCGGGCGGCCGTTCAACAACGAGGAACGCGGCCGCAGCCAGATCGTGCTCACCGTGGTGCGCGATACCATCCGCAGCACCCTGCCGTCGCTGTTGCGGGTGTTCACCGGGGTGGAAAACCCGGTCGAATTTACCCCCGTGTCGGCCGACACGCCGAACGATTATCAGGCGCAGGCGCTGGCGCGACAGGCGACCGACTATTGCCGCTGGGCGTTGTTCGTGGCGAACGACGGCTGGCAGATCCTGCATGACGTGCTGCTGGATGCGCTGACCCGAAAAAGCGGCTGGGTGCGCTGGCATTGGGGCAAGCGCCGCGCGGTGCGCACCGAGGTGTGCGAAGGCTTGCTCGCGCCACAACTGCAACTGTTGCTCGCCGAGCCCGGTGTCGTGGCGCAGCGCATCGTGCGCCGCCCCATGCTGCCCGCCGAAGCCCAGGCGATCCAGCAGACGCCGGAAGGCCAGATGTATCTCGCCCAAGGCGGCCCCCCCGAGATCTATTCCGCCACCATCCTGCGCTCGGCCGCCCAGCCATGGCCGCGCATCGAGGCGGTGCCAGCCGAATGCGTATGGGTGGTCGCCGATGCCCACACCGTCGATTCGGCGCGCGGCATCTTCCACGTGCGCGATGTCGCGGCGTCCGATTTGATCGAGATGGGCTTACCCGCCGACAAAGTGCTGGCGCATTGCGACACCCTGATGCGCCCGCAACAAAGGCGCGAGGCCATCGCGAGGGATCCGGCCACTGGTTACAATATCAAACCGGCCCCGCCGAACGATCGCAGTATGGGCATTTGTAGATACGCCGAAGGCTGGATAAAAATGGACACCGACGGCGACAACCGTGCGGAATTATTGCACGTCCATCTACTCGGCAACGCGACCACCTTGGTGAAATGGGAGCGCACCGACGAAATTCCGCTGAGTTGCTTCACCCCGTATCGCGAACCGACGCGGATTATCGGCTCGTCGCAGGCCGAGATGGTGATGGATTTGCAACGAACGCAATCGAGCGTGATGCGCTCGATCCTCGATAGCCTCGGGCAAGCCATCTTTCCCCGCACCGTGGTGGTCAACGGTCAGGTCAATCTGGCCGACGCAAGGCAGACCGCGATCGGCAGCATCATCCGGGTTTCGCAGCCGGGTGCCGTGCAGGAGTTTGCCAAGACGTTCATGGGGCAGCAGGCGCTGCCGATTCTCGACACCTTGGAAGCGGTGCGCGAAAGCCGCACCGGCATCACCCGCGCGAGCCAGGGCTTGACCGCGGAACAATTGCAATCGACCGCGCCAATCGCGGTCGCGGCACAGACCAACGCGGCGCAGGATCGGTTAGACATGCTTGCGCGCACGTTAGCGGAAACCGGCTTGGCCCCGCTGTATATGGGCTTGCTGCGCATGCTGGCGCGCCAGCAGGACCGCCCCAACGTCGTGCGGTTGCGCGGCCAATGGATCAGCATCGATCCGCGCGCGCTCTCGACCATGTGGGAGGTGCAGACCAATGTCGGCGGCCGCGGCAGCGCGATCGAGCGGCTGACCTTGCTCGCGCAGATCGCACAGAAACAGGAACAACTGTTGACCACGGTGGGGATGAACAACCCGTTGGTCGGCATTCCCGAGTTGCGCAATACCTACGCGAGAATGTGCGAGCTGGCCGGCATCGCCGATGTCGGATCGTTTTTCAAGGAATTGCCGCCCGGCTGGCAGCCGCCGCCGGATCCGCCGCCGCCGCCCGATCCCAATCAGATTCTCGCCCAGGTCGAACAGGGCAAGACGGCGGCCAACGTCGCCAACGAGCGCGCCAAGCAACAGACCTCGCGCGCCGATACGCTGTTGCAAGACGATCGCGAGCGCGACAAGGCCGCGCTCGATGCCTGGGTGCGCACCTATGGCGTCGCCGCGCAATACGGCACGCCGCTGCCCTCGCTCGATGAGTTTCGCCGCAAGATGGCGTCCAACGCGCCGGCGATCGGCATGCTCGGCGATCTGCCGCCGCTGGGCGCGGCACTTCCCTCCGCACCGCCCGGCCCGGTGGCTGGCGGTCCCGCACCGGGCGCCCCGACATTTGCTGGTGCGGCGCCGCTGGGGGCTCCCCGTGCGGCACGGCCTTCGCCGCTCGCTGCGGCGCAGCCGCCACGGATCGTCCCAGCGGCGCGGGGCGGCGCGCCGCCGTTCAACCCGTCGGCCGGCCCGATCGCGGCACCCGGAGCCGCCCCGATCGATCCGGCGACCGCGCTCGCGGTGCGCCAAGCGCTGATGGGCCGCGGCACGCCCTCGGCGCTCGGCGTCCTGCAAAACCGTGCCGGCCTCGCCGTCAACCAGCCGGGTGCTTCGCCCAATGGAGGATGACATGCAGCCACCCCGCCAACATCCGCCCCGCCCCTATGAAGGCTCCGGCGCCGACCGCGCCGAGGACGCCAAAGGCGCGCGCGCGATGGGAAAATCGCTGCGCGACTATGAGTCGACCGCGCGCGACAAACGCGAGGATCGTGCCGGCCAGCGCGCGCTCAATCAGACGCAGCAAAAGCTGACCAAGCGCTGATGCCGCTCACCCAGGAGGAAGTGCGCGCCGCGGCCGGCGCCGAACGCCTGTTGGCCGACGAAGTGCTGACCGGCGCGCTCGACGAACTGGTGCGCGGTGCGACGCAAGAGGCGATCTTTTCCGCCGATGCCGCCAAGCGCGAGGACGGCCGGCAGATGGTGCTGGCGATCGGCCGGCTGCGCGTCGCCCTGCAAGGTGCGATCGAATACGTGCTGGCCGAGCGCGACAATGAGCGCCGGGCGGCGGCGTTTGAGGCGTAGCCATCCGGCCAATCAGCGGAGTGCGGCGGAACGGCGGTTTTTGCGCAGCTATTACACCCTGTTGAAAGGCAGCCATGAGCGACTCAACGACCAGCGCACCCCCCTCCGCTCCCCCGAGCGGCAGCCCGACCGCCCCGGCGGCGACGCCGAGCCCGACCGCACCGCCGCCGGGGCGGCCGGATCCGCTCGACCGGGGCAAACTGTCGGTCACCGAGGCGGCGCAATTGCTCAATCGCCGCCGCCGCG